TGTGGTCAAATGTGTAATTCATCACTCTTCTCCCTTCCAGATCACACTATATTTAGGACAAACATCAGACAGCTTCCGGACATACGTATCATAATCCATAAAATTCCCTACCACAAAGAAGATTCCTTGACTATTCATCACCCATTTATGGGGTATCTCCCCTTTCTTGAGCTTAAGCGACTTGCCTCCGGCAATCCCCGTAGAGGCGTCGATTATTTTAAATTTCTTTTTCATAATTTGTTTCTCATTTAGTAATCTTCCAATTCTTTCTCAAATCGAATTTGCTCATCCACTTCTTTACAGTGAGCAAAATACCTGTCGTGTGCTTCATCAACACATTTTGAATTTTTACAGCTAGCTGCTGATGTTCGACCAACCCATATCTCAGCAGGTTCCTTTTTACAGATGTCGCATAGTCCGTATGGCTTCATAACAACCTCCCCAATTAATGTACCTACATCCTAACCTCCCTCAATCCTCCTGTCAAGCCCTTCCTCAAAAGAAACCTCTGCAATAAATTCTTGATTCGCACATTGTGTCGTGTGGGAATCCTATCGGACGTGGTGTGCTAAAGCACAGGAGGGGGTGGTGGGGAATTTGTGGATTGAGGGTTGACAAGGTAGATTGATCGTGTAGACTTAGCGGAAATCAAACACAAACGGGGAGCAAACCTGATGAGCGGATATGAACGAGCTTATGCTTTGATGGGAGAAATCTATGAGAACTTTAGCCGAGAAGATAAGTTGTGGTTCATCAATGAAAATCCTGTAATGATGCACCTAAATCTAGGAATGCACTTGCGTAACCATGCAAACCTGTGGCAAGATGCTTGGGAGCCTGAGTTGATTGATGGTGTAGACCATTCACCCACTCATCCGGATGCAATCAGCAGTAAAGTGATTCGTGAATTTCAGAAAGCTAAATTTGAGGAGATTAAAAATAAATGACTAACAAAATCGCAGCATACAAAGACCTATTGAAAGTGGTAAAGAAACACTCTGAAGCATTTGATCGTGAGAACGTAACGCTGTCTCCAGAACACCTTAAATCTGTTGTAGAAGCTATAGAAGTGAGCGAACGCTTCGGTATTCCACTGCAAGGCATTCAATCTGGCACACACCTACGTGTGAAGAATGTCTACGATGATTGGACTGGATTAAGCTTGTATGGTGAGAAACATGGTCGTACAATTGGTTGGTCAGATAATGGCAAGCAACCTAAAAGTGAATGGCTGTTCAAGATCAGCTTCCCATGTGGTGCTTACACATTTGGTGGGGATGGGTTGTGGGATAAGAGCTATCCTAAGAAAACCTTTGACGCATTCTTTGAAGAGTTGAAGTCTTTCGGGACAGCTTTCTCTGATACAATGAACAATGCTTTGTATTTCCGTGAAGATAATTCTAAAGCTGTGTATGAGGCTTTCTGGGGGCTTTTCAATAAGTATAAAGCAATGGTTGCGGATGAGTTGAAAGAGCAACGTAAACAAGAGTTGGTTAAAGAGCTTGAAGCTTTGGAGAGTAAGTAATGAGCACACCACAACCAGCAACACTAGTTTTGAAAGTAATCTCTATCGATGACCTTGGCGTAAACATCGTCGAGCTTCCAGCAGGCACCTATCTTGTTGATGGGGAAGTTGTCAGCCACGGTGGATGGAATTCTTACAACACAAAGCATCAGATTAGTGCTAAGGATGTTGAGAATATTCGTGCTGTTTATAAGACTAATATTCTTGTTGAGTACGTTATGTCTGTAGATGATGGATCAGGTGATACTATGCCTGTGGAATCCTACAACCATATTAAGGCTGAGTTGACTAAGTCTGGTACTTTTGACGGTGCTGATGAAGATGAATATATTTGGGATAGTCTAGATGCTGAATTTGCTTACCGTAAGTTTGTTTCATTCTGGAAACCTAAATACAAAGAAGAGATCACATATTCAGAGCCTCTCCTGATTGATCGTAGTCATATCCGTCAAGACTCTGGTAATCCTTACATTGTTGCAGGCTTTCTCACTGGACGTTCTGACGTTCCTTTGTACAGCTACAATCGTTCAACTGCTGTAGCATCTATGCTGGCCAAGAAGTTTGAGAGTCTTGGCATGGAATTTAAGGAAGGGCTGAGCTACGGGGCAACAGAAGGTAAAAAGATTTGGAGTAATTCCACTCATTCTGGTCTTGAGTATGTGACAGCTTTTGGTAAGTATATTATTGGGAAGAATCTTGTTCCTAAGACACGAGGTGAGTTTAAAGGATCATTTGAACATCTGGAAAAGATTTATAAAGAAGATAAACAGTGGATTGAGGATTTGATTCAAGTGGGCTACAATCTTCACTTTAGGAATGAAGGAGCTTCAACGGTGTTGTTGGGCGATGTTTATAGTGGACTGAAGACTTGTATTAGTTATGTGAATACGATGGAAGTCAAGGTAAAGAGTGAGACTAGTAAGCGTAGTGCGCTTGCACAGTTGAATAAGTTGCTTGAGACAGTTAGTGTGGAGGTTTTGAAATGAATAACGTAGTAGACTATGAAGTAGTATTGTTTCAACAGGAACAAGACGGTATTGCTATTTTCCGTAGCAAAGACCTTGAAGAGTGTAAGACTTTTGCTAAGAAAGAACGAAAGCAATTTAATACTTTTGTTGAAAATGGTTTTCCTGTAGAGTCACTGCCTGAGTTTGTGGTAGTGGTCTACTATGCCGATCAAAGTTCAGAGTGTTTGGAGTATTAAATAATGGGAATGATTAATATCGCTAAAAATTATCGCAAATATTCTAGTGAAGAACTTCGTGATCTAGCTTATCGTGGACTGCTGGAGGCTAATGGTCTGGATTTGTCTGACTTCTTAGAGCACATCTTTCAAGGGATGGTTTCTCAAGATGAACTGGACAAGGAAATTGAGAAGGCTGAGAAAAGTAGTGACGAATTGGAGAATGTTAGGGAAAGTGTGCGAGAAGCTCTTGCAATCCTTGAAGCAATTGGGTAGAATAGTTGGCTGTAAAACAAATTGAAATGGAGAGTTTAAATTGAGCTGTGTGGAAAAGATAAAGCATGACGTAGAACACTGCACATCAGACAAAGGACTTCAAGTCTTTTACGATGATGGCAAAAACCTGTTCACTGGCTACTGCTTTAGTTGTGCAGGTCGTGGATTGGAAGCTTATGTATTTGACCCTTACAATGGGAAACAGCCCAAGCCACCAAAACGTAAAACAGAAGATGAAATTAATGAGGAAATACAAGAGATTCGTAATCTCAAATCTCCTCGTGATGAACATCGTGGTATTGCCCCGGAATATTTTGCTCGTGCTGGTATTAAATTAGCTTATAGCGAGTATGATGGTAAAACACCATTCACCTTTAATTTCCCATACACACTTGAAGGTAAGTTGATGGGATACAAGGCCATCATGCTTGATAAGAAAGCAATGTGGTCTATTGGTGATATTAAAGGTTCTGATCTGTTCAACTGGGAAATTGCAAAGAAGAATGCAAATGGCCCAAATCCTCGGTTGTACATTACAGAGGGAGAATGGGACTGCCGAGCCCTAGAGATGATGCTAGAGGCTCATGCCACCAAACGTAAGAGCCAATACAATAAGTTTGCTGTAACAAGTTTGCCTCATGGTGTAGGAAGTGCTGTAACTACAATTGGACGTATGCGTAAGGAGATTGACAACTATTTTAAGGAAATCGTTCTAGTATTTGATAACGATGAAGCGGGCAAGAAAGCTGTAAAAGAAGTTCAAAAGATTCTCCCAAATGTGAAAGTGAATATTTACCCAACAAATGCTAAGGATGCCAACGAAGCTTTGTTGAAAGGTGATGGGGATTTGTTTGCTGACTTCTGTATTTGGAAGAGTGCAAAACCTACAACTGAAGGTGTAGTTGGTGTATCTGTAGTACTGGGTCGTGATGATGCAGCCCCTGAGCCGGGTTTTGCTTACCCTTGGCAAGCACTTACAGACATGAATTGTACTCAACGAATGGGCGAAGCTACTTGTACTGGTGCTGGTGTCGGCCTAGGAAAGACTCTTTTGTCTCATATGAAAGCTGCACATAACATCATTGAACACAAAGAGAAAGTATTCTCTGTTCTACTTGAGGAACCTAACCGCTCGACTTTGTACAATATTGCGGGTAAGATTGATGGCATTCCCTATCATATTCCAAGTGTTCACCAAGAGAACCGTGAGCGGTATCTTGAAACAGCTTACAGTCTTGAAGGTAAATTGTTTCTGTGGGAGAGTGATGGACAAGCTGCACACAATCGGTTCGATATTGAGGAGATTGTAAAAGCTATTCGTTACAACGCAATGGAGTATGGTGTTCGGTTTGTTGAGATTGACAACATGACTCGACTTGTAGACCACCTGACTTCTGGTGAGGCTAACGAATTTATTAACAAATGGTCTTCTGAGATTGCCAACCTTGCAGCAGAGCTTGACATTCACATTGGTGTGTACAGTCACTTGAACCCACCAAAAGGAAAAGATGCAAAGGACCATGAAAATGGTGGTGAAGTATTTGCTTCCCAGTTCACAGGTTCTCGTGGTATCATGCGTGCATTCCCGTTGCTGATGAGCTTTGAGCGGAACAAACACGCACAAGGGGATTTGAAGTCAAACAGCTTTATCGGTTGCATTAAGAACCGAATGTTTGGTGGTGAAGACAAGTTCAAGACCCAGTATCAATCTAATACAGGTTTGCTCCTTCAATACGAATGGGAAGGAGATTCACTTTAAGGAGTTCAGATTTGAAAAGTATTTATAACTGGAAGCAAGCAACAGTGGCTGACCTTGAGTCTGATGGATTTTTGGATGTAGCAACCAAGCTTCATGTTCTTGGCTTCCAGATGAATATGAAAGAAGTAAAAACTTTTAATGGTGAAACAGAAGTAGAAAGGATTAGTAAGTTCTTTCAGTGGCACATTGATAATGAAATTCCAATCGTGATACACAATGGTATCTCATTTGACGTTCCATTGGTTGAAAAGTTGTTGGGTATGGATTTGTCCAAACTGATGCTGATTGATTCTTTGGCGATTAGTTGGTATCTCAACTTTGATCGTCGTGTTCATGGTCTTGGCACTTTCCATGAAGATTATGGAATTGAGAAACCAGCAGTAGAAGATTGGTCTGAACAACCCTATGAAGTTTATGAAAATCGAGTGACAAAAGACGTCCAGATCAACCAAGCACTTTGGAAGGATCTTAAACAACGACTGATTGAAATCTATACAACGGCTAAAGTTGAGATTGATGCTGGGGCAGTCGGTGGTAAAAGGATTTCTGATGATGAAGTGCTAGCAATCGACTCTCTTGTTGGTCTGTCAGTAGAAGAACACATTAATCGTCTTCTAACTTTCTTGATGTTTAAAATGGATTGTGCGAGACTTCAAGAGAAAACAATGTGGGAGGTGGATGTTGATCTTCTACTTGAGACTGAGAAGAAGCTTGAGCTTATCTGCAACACTGCAAAAGATGAGCTTGAAAGTGTAATGCCTCGTGTTCCTCAGTATGTGAAAAAGGAAGCACCGAAAAAGCCTTTCAAGAAAGATGGTTCTCTTTCTGCCACTGGTATTAAGTGGAAAGAGTTGATGGAAGTGTTTGAAGCTGAAGAGGTTGATGAGCATGGCACTTTTCGGGTTCAAACCACAGAAGTTAAGGGAGTTTTTAAGGTATTAAACGGTTATGAGGAGCCAAGCGCATCATCACCTATCCAAGTGAAAAACTTGCTTTATTCTCACAACTGGACGCCAGTTAGTTTCAAGTATGAGAAGGATGAAGATAAGTTTAATGCTTGGATTGCCAGAAAACCAAAGGAAGGGAGTCACCATAGCAAGTGGACTGAATGGAAAGACAGTAAACCTGAAGAACGTGCAATTCCTCAGATTACAGTTGGTGGTGATGATGGCAAAGAGTTGTGTGAATCTGTATTAGAACTCTCGGAGCAAGTGCCTGAGATTAGAAAGTATGCAGAGTACAACGTAGCCAAACACCGACTTGGAGTGATTAAAGGTTTTATCCGTGACTTGAAGAATGGAAAGTTCCTACAAGCTCGTATTGGTGGCTTCACGAATACACTTAGGGTCATGCATCGGGAGCTAGTAAATCTGGCCGGGGTAGACAAACCATATGGCAAGGAAATTCGTGGAGTATTGATTGCGGGTGAGGGTAAGTGTTTGCTCGGTTCCGATATGTCTTCGTTAGAAGATCGTGTAAAACATGGCCTGATGCTACCATACGACCCTGAATATGTAGCCACAATGCAACAGGAGGACTTTGACCCTCATATTCTCATGGCCCTTACTGCTGGTATGATTACTCAGAAGGAATATGAAAATTTCAAACGAGGGGAAAAGTCTAGTAACGCCAAGGCTGCACGAAAGAAAGGTAAGACTACAAACTATGCATCTGTGTATAATGCAGGGGCAGCTAAGATTGCTCAGGCAGCAGGTGTTAGTCTGAAGGAAGGTAAAACTTTGCATGAAGCATATTGGAAGCTGAATTGGTCTGTTAAGGCTATTGCAGAAGACCAATGTGTAATTCGTGACAGCAAGGGTAACAAGTGGCTTGTGAATCCTATTAACGGATTCTGTTATGCACTTCGTAAAGAGTCAGATCGATTCTCTACTCTTGCACAAGGTACAGGCTCGTTCTTCTTTGATATGTGGGTTGATAACATTCTCACGGAAACGGAGAAGCGATACGGCAAGAAGACTTTGACAGGCTCATTTCATGATGAGTGCATTTTGTGTGTGAAAGACAGTGAAAAGTTTAAGGTGGAATTTACACAGTTGATTAAAGAATCTGTTGACAAAGTAAATGAAACGTATAAACTACGGAGACTGCTTGGGTGTGAGACTCAATCGGGCAAAAGATATTCGGAAATTCACTAAAATAGTTGTTGCAACAGTTTCAAAATCGTGTCAAACTAGATGTACAAATTAAATCTTAGAGGAGAGACACCATGAAAACGATCTATACCTACCTGATCGCAGACGACAGCAATGTGTACGCTGAAGCATCTACACGACAAGAGGCGCGGAATCATCTTCGTGAAGTAAAAGCAACTGGTAATAAATCTGTTAAGATTTTTCGCGAAGAGTATGTTCGTCTTTCGTTTACACAGGTGCGTTGAGAAATGGGAAAGGTAACATTTAAGACAAAAGAAAGTGCTGGACAAGTGACCTATGAAACTGAGACAATCTACGAAAGTTCTGAGGATTTCTTCTTTGTAGAGGATCAGAAAGCAGAGCGATTGACTAATGCTGTAAAGTCTTTTGTTGGAGGTTTGGATAACAACCTTGTAGATGAACCAATGGTCGCTGATGTTCAAGTGACTAAGAAAACCAAAGAAACTAAACATTAACAATTTGATTACACTGCCAAATGGATTCAGTGCGGAGGGATTATAGAAACACAAAATTCTCTAAGAGAAGGTAACGGAACTTTCGGAAAAGGTTTAGTGATGGGTGTAGGGATAAATGATATGAATTACCCCATCAACCAGACCATAAACGGAAGGCAAAAGATGTGTCCATTCTATGCTAGATGGGTGGGTATATTGGAAAGGTGTTCTTCAGATTTTATTTTAGAACATCCCACGTACTTCACTTGTGATATCGCAGATAATTGGGTACTGTTGTCCGGATTTAGAAGTTGGATGGAATCACAACAATACGAAAGGTTACATCTAGATAAGGATATTCTGGTTCAAGGTAATAAACTTTATTCTGAGGGCACTTGTGCATTTGTTCCTCAGTATGTAAACAAAGTTTTACTGACAAGGGACAGAGATCGTGGTGTCAATGGGTTAGGTGTTTGTAAGGTTGGACCGTCTGTCAAAGGTGGTCCTGAGAGAAAAAGACCCTACACTTCTAATGTAAATAATGGATATGGTAAAATTATTCGTTTGGGATATTATGAAACACCAATGGAGGCACACCATGTTTGGCAATTAGGTAAAGCGGATGTTATCCTTGACGTGATTGAGAGATACAAGAAAGAAGATTGTTATAGACAAGATGTAGCAAATGGTTTATATTTGAGAGTAGATCAGCTACGATCTTCAAACGAAAACAAGCAAGAAACTAAATTTCTATAAGTAGGAGATGTAAAATATGGCTACAATTCAAGGCGTTCTGGCATATGCAAAAATCCAAACTAGTGATTTCAAATATGGCTCAACTACCGAAAAAGAGTTCACCGTCGATGTGATTGTGGATAAAGCAACTGGTAAGAATTGGACTAAAGAGTTTAAAAAGCAGCCAGCAAAGATCATTGACCGCGAAGATTTTGAGAAGGCTTATAAGATTGAACCTCCCTTTGATGGTGACGAACTCTATGTTATTAAGCTGAAGCGTGCTGCACAGTATCGGGACGGGACGCCAATTCCAGATGCAATGCGTCCCCGAGTGTTTGTAGACAGCGGTGATGGCACTTTGGAAGATGTAACTAAGAACGTCCTCGTGGCAAATGGCTCCGAAGGTTTGGTTAGTTATGAAGTGCGGGAAAATGATTTCGGAAAGTTTGCTTCCTTGAAAGCTGTTCGGGTTGATAAACTTATCGAGTACAAGCAAAAGGGTGGTGGCTCGGACTTCTCGGAGTTGGGCGTTGTAAAGTCTCTTGCGGATGACTTCTCGGATGTACCTCAACGGGAACTCTCCGAAGCTCAAGTAAAAGCTCATAGTAAGGCTAATCCTGCACCAGAACTAGAAGACGAAGATTCGGATTCACAACTACCTTTTTGATCTGACCTATAAGCGGGTGTAAAATCCCGCTACTTACCAAACTTAATTCTAGGAGAAATACATGACTGAACAAGAACTTTTCGACCGACTTGTAGATTTGAACAAACAAGCCCTGACCATCGCTGAAGATATCTCCCAACTGAAGAAAGATGTAAAGTACAACAAGGATTCAAACCCAACAGGGCTGGCAGCAGACGATATTAAGTTTGTTGCAGCCGCTGCAAAGTTGGAAGCTAAGCAACAATTTGAAGAGTTCAGTGGTGATAATGCTGCTGTAATTGCTAAGTATAAAGTGCTTACTGGTTACGAAGGCTAAGAAATAGAATATTGAGGGCGAAAGCCCTCTTTGTTTAGGAGGGTAAATGAGTAAGCTACTCTTGATAGATGCAGATACGATCTTGTATGCAGCAGCCTCACAGCAACAAATTAATAAATGTTTAGCTACAAACATTGAACACAAGACACAACGTTTGTTTGACTCAAAGACAGCCTTCAATGATTGGCTCAAGATTACACCAAACCGTACAAAGGATATGTACAGCTTTGAAACTGTCAGTGACGTAACTGGAGAAGCACGATTTGCTTTCCAAACAATCAAACAGAAAGTTGAAGCAATTGTTGACGCATCTGGTTGTAAGGATTATCGTGTATGTATTCAGGGCGAAGGGAATTTCAGGAAATATTATGAATCAAAATTTGTAGACTATAAAGGACAACGCACAGCGAAGCCACTCTTGTTCCAAGAATGCTTTGATTTCATGGAGAAAAAGTACAAGACAAAGTGCGTGGTATCTAAAGGCTGTGAGACGGACGACTATGTTAATATCTTCGCTTGGGCAGGCTATAACTCCGCCATAAAGACCAAGAATAAAGACGATTCAGAATTCGTTGTGGCCTATGTAGATAAGGACATTGTGGCTAATGGTCGTGGATTGTTTCTGAACTACAACAAGCTTGATAACGGTGTATTCTGGAATGACGCTGTAAGTCAGTATACAAAGTTCTGGAGTCAGTCTCTTCACGGAGATTCAGCCGACAATATTATGGGACTTGAGAAGCTTGCACCAGAGACAAAAGAGAAGTATAAGATCAGAACAAATGGAGTTGGTGAAGTAGCTTCTGGTAAGATCCTTGAAGGTGCTAAGTCAGAGCTGGAAATGTTTCAACGTGTTGAGGAAGCTTATAAACTTTCTTGGCCTGATGACTACAAACAACGACTGGCTGACAATTGTTTCTTCTTGTATTTACAGCGTAAAGAAAATGAAGTGTTTAACCTTTATGATTATGTGGAGACTTTGAAATGAATAAAATCACAGAACAGTACCTGCTGGAATACGTATCAGACGTAGGTGAGTTTGAGAAAGAATATCGTAAATACTCCTCTTTCTACTGCACAGTAACTCACACAATCACTCAGACAGATATTGAAGAGTTGAAGAATGATGACGTTGACGCAAGTGACTTCCTTGGTGTGCGGATCACACGTAATGTGCTGATTGGGGATGATAATTGGGGATCGGACTGGAATGATACCACTTATGAGAAAGTGGAAGAGTATCAAGAGCTTGTTCCCGAGGTTGTGATTCCGGAGCACTATGTTACTAAGTATAAGACGAAGGCGTTTAAGCCGGTTTTTGAAGTATGAGTGGGAGTCACGAATGACAGTCCCATCACAAGTTGACATCAAGAAACGGGAAGACAAACTAAAAGAGTTCATGAAGAAACTTAACGATGATGGTTCACCACAAGAGAAACATGTTGTAGCTGTTGTACGTTCTGCTATCAGACAAGCTTGGATGAAATCAGACGTTAAATTAGCCTATTTGTATAGCAAAACTATACCAGATATGGACGATAGCACACGAACCAAGTGGTTGGTAAGGTGTGAGATTTGCGAAGGTTTGTTCAAGCTTTCTGACGTTGAAATTGACCACGTACATGTTGGTGGAAGTAGCTTTACAAAGGTTGAAGACTTTCCTAACTACTTCAATAATATCTTGATGGTTAATTTTGATGGTCTTCAGGTACTCTGTAAGGAAGGCTGCCATCGTACAAAAACATTGAGTGAGTCCTTGAACATCTCTTTCAATGATGCTAAGATCGAACGTGAAGTGATTCAGATTTGTAAAGAATCTGCAAAGAATATTGATGCTTGGTTAGCTGAACGTGGAATACAAACAGCTAAGAATAAAGATGCTAGACGTAATGCTGTAAGACAATGTTTAATTGAGGAGAAAAAACTTGAAAACTAAAGACGCCTATACAGAGTTAGCTATTCAGCTTGCTCAACTAACAGCTAAAGTTGATAAGTTGCTTGAGTTGGCTATGAAATCCGCACAAGAAGTTACAGTTGAACCCTTGCAAATTAAATCTTTTAAAGACATCTCTCCAGATACTTGGGAAGCAGCCAAAGGATTGTTTGCGGATCTTGTTAAGTCTGGCGAGGAATTCAAATGAATTATTGGACAGCACAGATAATTGCAGAATTAATTCAATTTGGAGTTTTCTTTAATACTTGGTGCTCAATTTTGGGAGTTTAGATGTGGGAGACGTTACAGAGTTATTTAAAAACAAACCAATTATCAATAAAGATGAAACTCCAGAAGAGATTATTGCACGTTTCCATGCTAAACTTGATCAAGTGTTAGATGAGTTTCCGAGTCTGACACCCTTTGAGAAGTATGAGGTGATGGAAAGTGTAGCTATGATGAATAAGAATATCTTTCAGCTTTATTTTGATATGAAGAAACGATTGGATTATAAGGAGAAATACGAGTGACTGAAGTTAACTGGAAGCAGCAAGCGATTGAACTAGCAAAAACAGGAAAGAGTTGGAGGAAAATTGCTGAACTTCTTGGTGTAAGTAAATCAACTGTCTCCGATTACTTGCGTAAAGAGTTCAGTCAAGTTGTTGTAGATAATCGTCGCTCTTCAGAAACTTACTCTGTACGTAAGAATGATAAAGTTGAGCATGATAACAGCCGTATCTTGTTGATCAGTGATTTGCATATTCCTTATCACCATCAAGACGCTATTGCTTTCTTGAAACATCTGAAAGAAAAATACAATCCAACACGAGTTATTTGCTTGGGTGATGAAGTGGATGGTCACGCCTTGAGTTTTCATGATAGTGACCCAGACCTACCAAGTGCTGGTGATGAAATCCGTCAAGCTTTACCTGTGATTGCTGAGCTGTTCAAGATCTTTCCAAAGATGGATATTCTTGAAAGTAATCATGGCAGCTTGGTGTGGCGTAAGGCCAAAGTATTTGGCATCCCCAAGCACTACATCAAATCGTACAATGAAGTGTTGGGTGTGGATAGTGGCTGGAAGTGGAGCTTTGATCTTACTGTAGACCTACCAAATGGCCAGAAGTGCTATATGCATCATGGTAAGACAAGTAATATTATCCAACTTAGTCAGCAGATGGGTATGAATGCAACTCAAGGTCACTACCACGAGACATTCAAGATTGACTATTGGGGCAATAGCACAGGGCTTTATTGGGGTATGCAGTGTGGTTGTCTGATCGATGATGACAAACTTGCATTCAATTACAATAATGTAAATATTAAACGTCCAATTATTGGTACTGGATTGATTATTGATTCTATGCCTGTATTGGAGCCGATGAGGTTGAATAAAGATGGACGATGGGTTGGTGCAATTAACTAAAGTTTGTAGTTGCTGTGATATTGAGAAAGACTTGGATAAATTCCCCAAAGGTCATGGTAGAATATGCCAGCTTTGTAAGAATGCCAAACAGAGAGAGAAAAGAAAGGTCAACGGAGATGCGGCAACAAAGCGTTATGAGAAAACCAAGAATGGTTATTTGATGCGTTCTTATCGTAACATGCTGTCTCGTGTGACCGGTGTACAACACAAGAAGGCACATCTTTACGAAGGTCTTGATATCCTGAGTAAGGAAGAGTTTTATCAATGGTCAATTAATGACGAAACTTTTAATTCTTTGTTTGACGAGTATGAACGATCGGAGTATGATATGAGGCTTGCACCTTCTGTAGACCGTGAAGACTCTTCTTTGGGATATAACTTGGCAAACATGCGTTGGTTGCCCCACTGGAGAAATTCACAGCTCGGAAGCATCTCAAGATACAGCACCAAGGAGAGTTAAAATCGAGAATTTTCGTCTAATAAACACTGTCAATCGTTTGAGTGATGAGGTTGACAGTTTGACCAAAGAGCTATACACTCTCAAGCAACAGCAGAAAGATATGCTCGATCAGATTAAATCATTGAAGGAGAGACTTAGTGATGGCAGCGGAAAATAAGAAGTTTAATGTTGGTGATAAAGTGATTGCTGTTCGTGATACACCAACTGTGGCTGAGGGCTGGATTGGCTTTGTGACTGCCAATACACCTTTTAATGGATATGAAATCTTTGCTGAAGGTGAAACTGGGCACGAAGCTTTCTATGAGACTGAACTTGAGCTGCTTGGTGCAAATCAGGCAACGAGTAAAACATCTATTAAATCAGACGGTGGTAGTTCCTCTTATTATGAATTGACAATCACTAACAAAGCTGGTGAATCAATCAAATGTGAAACTGGCGATGTCATTCGTGCGTTGGTGGGTAATGACTTTGACTTTGGGAATTGTGTAAAAGCACTCCGTCGAATGTATTTAGCAAGTCTTGGTATGGGTAAGGAAGGAACAAATATTCCTTATGACTGTAATAAGATTCGCTACTTCATTAGTGAGATTGAACGGGTGAATAAATAATGCGATTACTTGGAATCGATGTAGATGGCGTAGTTGTAGACACACTAACTCTATACAAACAAGCCTCACCTCACTTGGAAGATCCTCTAGACTTCTGGCGAGATGAGAACCTTTACGATAATCTTGTTCCAATGGAAGGTGCTGTAGAGAAACTTGAGCAGCTTAGTAAATACTTTGGTATAGTGTTTGTGAGTCGATTGAAGGGGAACCATCATAGATCGAAGGTGTATTTCTTGAAAGAACACTTTCCATTTATGACTGGCTTCATCGGAACTCACGAAAAGTACCTCTTGAATGACAGTTTGGTTGCAATGGTAGATGATTTAGAGGATAATCTGTCCAAGTTTGAAGCTCATAAGAGGATTCATTTTGGGCAAGGTGAATATAAAGATTGGAATACATTTGATGTTGTTAAATTCTGCAAAGAATATCTGTAAATAAAATTAGGGAGAAGTTGTGAGTAACAGTCGAATTACGAAGTTTAATATTATTTCCGGTAACGCCCCGCACATGGGCACTGACTATGAATATTGGAAACAACTGAAAGATCAAGCTGCACGAGTATTGGAAGAGGCTCAAGAACTTTATTCAGCAGTTTGTGAAGAAGATATGCAAGGTACTCTGGATGGATTCCTTGATGTCCGATACACTAACGAATACATTGAAGACATCCTTATTGCCGGTGAAGTAGAAACTAAGAAAGCGTGGGATGCTATTTGTTCCAATAATGAAAGTAAGTTCACTACTAGCTACACTTATGCATCGCAGAGTAAAGAACAACTTGAAGCTTCTGGTGTTGAATGCTATATTGAAGACACATATTATGAAGGAGAGATTTATTATGTGTGTCGTCGAGTAGGTGATAATAAAATCTTGAAATTGAAGAATCACCAATCACCAGATTTGAGTGTGTTTCTTCCAGAGGAGTTTAAATGATCCATGCGACAGTTCCGACTGACAGACCCCAATTAGATTGGAAAGATGTGATTAAAACCGATGAAGACTATGATACAATTATGGCATCTGGTCTAGCTTATGTTTACTTCCCGGATATCCCAAATTGGGTAGAGTTTAAGCAGTATTTGAAAGATAAGGAGAAGCAAGTTGTCGCAGATTAAAGTAGAATATATTAACCATTGTGGTGATGACCTTTCAGTGGTAGATGCAGCACGTTGTAGCTTCGACAAACAAAGTGATTGGGAATACTACACTGAGTCTGGTTGCAGCACAGGAGAAATTAAAGGTCTTAAACAGTCAGATGAAAAGCTAATCAAGTACCTTGCAAACCACAAACATTATTCACCATTCAACCACAGCTTTATTAGTGTCCGTGTAAAAGCTCCAGTGTTTGTAGCACGACAACTTGTAAAACATAAGTTTATGCCTTGGAACGAAGTGAGTCGTCGGTATGTAAAAGATGAACCTGAATTCTATCGGCCAGAAACTTGGCGTAAGGCCGCTGAGAATGTGAAGCAAGGTAGCAGTACAACTGAAACTGTAGATGTAAAAGATGCTGGGGGTTGGAATTGGATTACTCCAGAAGAACAGACACAAAACATGTTAGAGCATTATAAACACCTCCTGAGTCTAGGTGTCTGTCCTGAGCAGGCAAGGATGGTGCTTCCTCAATCAATGATGACGACATGGATTTGGAGTGGCACATTGGGTGCATTCTGTGATATGCTTGTCCTTCGACTGGATGAGCATACTCAAGCAGAAACACGAGCAGTTGCACAACAAGTAGCAGAGATTGTTAAAGAGTTGTTTCCAGTTTCGTATAAAGCACTTGTGGAGAAATAAAATGAGCTTTCAAAACAATGAAGACTATAATATTGAATTCTTTATCCTTGAAGTTGCATCGTTGATGGCAATCAGAGAGGGGATTGCTCATAGGGAGGCTCATGTAAAGATTCTTGAAACATTGTCGGAGTGGATATTCTTGTATGAATCAGGCTTGACTGCAAAGCTTTCTTATAATAAATTTCGGAGTAGTAGTGTATGAGCGTAGGATTTAATTTGAGTTTGTCGGACCTCCTTCTTTGTGAAGGCTTTGCTCAAGCATTCGGTGAAGATAATAAAGAACAAATTAATAAGTTTCTTTTTGATAATGGATTAGATGTTTCAATGGGAATTGATGAAGTAGTTTGCAAGCATCGTAATCTTCGTGGTAATGTTGTAGACTGTTTGATGTATCAAGGACATGAACGCTCGGATGAATGGTTGAAGTCTGGTGCAGCATCTTGGGATGCGATCGTAGACAACTGTAGTTTGGATCTTCGGATTGACCTTAAGACAATGAACCAACAGAGTAATAATACTGGTATGATCCTTGATCAACTAGAACGACATGCAAGTAAATAAGGAGTAGTAATGCTAACGCGAATTCAAACGCCTAAGACAGAGTTTACCGTTGACTATCCAGAGGCTTGCGAATTTACTGATCAACAAGCTGCGGTCTTCTGGCCGCACTTTGAAGTAAAAGTGCACAAGGATAAGCAAGATATTCTAGTAAACATGACTGAATCAGAGAGTCATGGAACAATTACAACATTGAAGTTGTTTTCCAAATACGAAGCTATCATCGGTAACGAGTTTTGGATTAACTTTGTAATGAAGAAGTTTCCACGTCCAGCAGACATTCAGCCAATGGCAGCAATGTTTGGGGCAATGGAACTTGCAGTACACCAGAAGTTTTACAGTACGTTGAATGAAGAACTTGGTCTTGCAACGGATGAGTTCTACAATCAATACTTGGAAGATGAAGACCTAACCGCTCGTGTAGAATTCCTAGAAGATACGTTGGCGACTAAAGATGATCTTCGTGCTCTTGGTTGCTTCACTTTTGGAGAGGGCGCAATTCTTTACTCCAGTTTTGCTTTCTTGAAGCACTTCCAGAGCCAAGGTAAGAACAAGTTATTGAATGTTGTCAGCGGCATCAATTTTTCTGCCCGCGATGAAAACCTTCACTCTGAAGCAGCGGCTTGGTTGTTCCGTACACTGCTCAAAGAAAAGAAAGAAGCTGGTTATATTGATCAAGCGTTTGAAGATGAACTGAAGAAAGATATCTACCTTGCTGCTGAAACGGTAATGGAACACGAGAAAGCAATTATCAAGAAGATCTTTGAGAAGGGACGTATTGAAGGGATTACTGACACACAGCTAGAATACTTTGCTCAAAGCCGTATTAATCTGTGTCTTCGTAACTTGGGATATGAGAACCTTTACAAAGTTGATTACAACCCTGTCGCTGAATGGTTCTACAAAGGAATTAATGGCTACAGCATGATTGACTTCTTCAACAGCCAAGGCAACCAGTACCAGCGAGATTGGGATTCTGAAGGTTTTAAATTTTAAGGGGAATTAAGTGACAAACAGTTATCGTGCTCTGAGTGATGAACGTAAGAAGTTGCAAGAAGATGGTTTGATGCCTGCTCACTGGTCTACAGGCAGTTGGCAGTTGTTTAAGAACAAGTATCTGTACCAAGCAGCCAATCCAAAGGAACAGTATCAGCGTATTGCAGCTACACTGGCTGCTCATACTCCTGATCCTTCTCATTGGAAAGAAAAGTTCTTTGATATTATGTGGAAAGGTTGGTTGAGTCCTAGCACACCAATCTTGGCTAATACAGGTACTAACCGAGGATTGCCAGTAAGTTGTGCTGGGAGTTATGTACCTGACAGCATTGATGGTATCTACAAAGCAAAGCATGAAACTGCAATGCTTACTAAGATGGGTTTTGGCACAGCAGGTTATCTTGGTGACATCCGCCCACGAGGAACTAGCATCAGCGTAGGTGGTAAAAGTACTGGTGTTTTACAGGTGATTGAAGGCTTCCAAAGTGATATGGAGTACGTTGCTCAGGGAACCGCTCGACGTGGTTCTTGGGCAGGTTATTTGCCTATTGATCATGGAGATTTCTTTGAAGTTTGTACTTATCTTGAGCAACATCCAGACGGGAATAACATTGGCTGGAATGTTTCAGATGAGTTTATTGAACGTCTGAAGTCTGGTGATGAGGATGCAATCAAGCGTTACGGTAAAGCACTAAAGACTAAGATGGTAAGTGGTCGAGGTTATTTCTTCTTTCCTCAGAAGGCAGCACGTAAACGTCCACAGTGGTATGTAGATCAAAACCTAGATGTTAAAGCTCCACAGCTCTGTAATGAAATCATGCTTCATTCCAGTAAAGATTACACTTACACTTGCGTGCTTGCATCTATGAATGTGGAGTTGTTTGATGAATGGTGTGGCACTGATGCAGTAAACACAGCAATTGTTTTTCTTGATGCTGTATGTCAAGAGTTCATCGAACGGGCTAAGAATATTCCCGGACTTGAGAAAGCTATAGCGTTTACAAAGAACAGCCGTGCTCTTGGTCTTGGGCAATGTGGTCTTCATTCTTACATGCAAAAGAATATGATTGCATTTGAAAGTTTTGATGCTCACATGGTTAACAACAAGATTGCTAAGTATATTCAAGACGAGGCAATTAAAGCTTCTGAGTGGCTTGCGAGTGTTTGGGGCGAGCCGAAATGGATGAAGGGATATGGTCGTGCAAACACACATCTGATTGCAATTGCACCAACCAAGTCAACAGCCTTGATTATGGGTGGCGTTAGTGAGGGGATCAACCCAGACACCGCAATGGTCTACACGCAAAAGAGTGCTGGTGGTGAAGTTGACCGAGTAAACCCATATCTGCTGAAGTTGATGAAAGAAAAAGGTGTCTTTAATAAAACAAACGTTGAAGACATCCGTGATAAGATGGGAAGTGTACAACACGTAGATTGGTTGACTGAAGATGAGAAACTTGTATTCCGTACAGCTTTTGAGATAAATCAGCACACAATCATTCGTCTAGCTGCTGCTCGTGGTAAGTTCATGGATCAATGGCAGTCTTTGAATTTATTCTTTGCTGCTGGTGAAGACGAGAGTTATATTAATGAAGTGCATAAGGAAGCATTCTTGAATCCTGATATTCTTGGTCTGTACTACGTATACAGCATGGCAGGTGTGCAAGCTTCGAAGGATGAGTGCCTTGCTTGCCAGTAATTAAAATTTAAACTTTTAAAGCCCCTTAATTGGGGCTATTTTTATTTAGGGTAGAAAATGGAATTGGTTAAGAACAGAGAAGGTTGGTTAGTAGGTGAGACTCACAGGCAATGTACAAATTGTTTGGAGATTTACGAGAATAAAAGTAAGACGGTAACTCTGTGCGGTACTTGCAATTCAACAAGAGTTAAAGGTCAATCAGATGAAATTAAAATGTGGAGACGAGCTAAGGCTAGGGTGACAAAGTCGGGAGTACCCTTTGATATTGAAATCTCAGATATTATCATTCCTGAATTCTGCCCTATTCTTGGTATTCCTCTAGTTGTTCACAAGGGCAGAGCTGGTGGCGAACCAAATTCTCCTGCACTTGACAGGGTTGACAACACACTAGGTTATGTAAAAGGAAATATTATGGTCATAAGCCACTTAGCCAATATGATGAAAAGCTCAGCCGATCCTGAACAATTGATAAAATTTGCAGAATGGGTATTGACGACTTATCAGCAACCGTCTACACTACAAGCATCAGATCAGGAGTAACCAACATGCGAATGACAAAAGGAAAATGGAAAGCTTCCTACAAAGACACCTATTCCCTAGATTGCACCCTCTCACCAATCATCTACGCAGGTCTTCAACGCTTCCACGAAGTCCTGGAGAAACGTAACAAAGAAGATAAAGTGATGGGCGTTCCAAGTGAATACTGTGCCAATCCTGACGTAGACGTTACAGACCAAGAAGTACAAGATTGGCTAGACGACATCAAGAAGATGATGTATGCTTTTGAGAACAAAGAGCCTGATATGAAGAACTATAACTTTAATCTTGAGATGGTTCCAGTTCCGGGAGGTATTGCTAAAGAAGGTTGTTCAGTTCCTTACACAATTGAATGTGATAATGAGGAAGAGAAAACTAGATATTACGCTGATATGGATGTACATGAGAAGAAGGTTCAGGAAGGATTGAATCTCTTTGGGCAGAAATTTAAATCATTATGGTGGTGATGAGATGATGAAATTATATGGAATGTTGAGTGTTTTTAATGGTGTGAATTGGGAGACATTTGGAAGTGAGGATAACGTAGACGGGATTGATATTGAACTTCCTGATAACTGGCAGCAATTGAAAGGACACTCAAAAGGTTTTAAAATAGAGTTTGACTCTCAACTAGTGTTAACTGACATGGGCTCACGTACTAAAGTTAAACCCAAAGTGCCCGAACCTTTTTGGGCTAAGTCTTGGAGGAAGAAATGAAGGGTTATGAAGATTTAGCAGCCGGTTTGGCTTTGTTAGTAGTCGTCCTTGTAGGGGGTTACTATTACCTCAATTCAGAAGTAATCAAACAACAAAGAGAAACTATGCAATATCCGAAGAAACAAGAAGTGAAGAGTTTTGAGAGCTTGTCTAAGAGGACTGAATGATGATCATATACCTTCAATCGCTGTCTTGTCTGTTGTTTGCAGTTGTGCTGCTGTCCACCTTTAAGGTAGATTCCTTAGAGTACTGGGCGTCTATTAGTTTTATCCTTGCCAATCAATTGTGTTTTTATTACTGGAGAAGTAAATGACACTAATGACTTTGTACACTGTATTCACGGTAGACAACACAACTAAAGAGGAGAGTTGGTGCAGGGATTTTGGAACAATGACAGAAGCAACAAACTACATTCAGTGTAAGATTGATAGAGGTTCCCTCGAAACATATAAAGTTGAGGTGATACCCAACCAAGAAGTTTATGAAGTAAAGTAGTATGCAAAAGAAAGCCCAGCTATCCTTGCGGACGCTGGGCGAAGTTCTGAGATAAGCTGATGGCGCAGCCTATGTGCCTACTGGCTTGTTATTCTTATCTTTCATTATTCGTTAGAGTATTAATGTTATTGTTAATTACTCTCTGTCCATTCTTCTTATCAGCTTGTAACTCTTTCATCCGCATCTCAAGAATATAGACCCGTTGATCAGTGCTAACTTGGTAGTCATCTTGTCTCTCAGACACAGTGTTCAATCTTTTTTCTAAATAATCTGTATTATTAGCCACTACTTTCATAATGTCTTGTCGCATTACAGTCAGTTTTTGTGCGTAGTTGTTGACATGAGCTGTGTCATTAGAGTTGTTCATCAAGATTGTAATTAAAATTGCAGACAGCAATAGATAGGCTAGTGTTGCACATCGATCCAATATCTTCCAGATCATTATTGGACCCTCGCACTACTTGTGCTTATTGATGGCTCCGAAATACAGATCTAATCTCGCTAGGAGGTCAGACCGCATCCCTTCAATGTTAGTTACAAGCCTTTGCTCGGTATCCTTGAGCTGCTGATTACTAACTTTGTCTGTGTAGAGGAACAATACTCTACTTTCAAGTTCTTTATTCTGTGTTCGGATGTCTTGGATAACCATAAGACCAAGAGCCATCACCACAGAAAGAAGCCCGATTGCAAATCGTTCCCACAAAGCTGAAATACGGTTGTTAGCACTATCATTTGACATTGTATAGTTCCATCTGAGCTTTCTTGTTTTTACGGATAGCTTCCATCTGCTTTTCCCACAATCCAATGCAGCCAACATTCTTATTCTGTGCAAGGGCTAGATCAATCAAACTCTCACCGGCAGGTTTGGCTTTACATGGATTAACTAAGAGGGAGTCACTTGGAAATACATTCACTATCGGTTGGGTAGACGGAACAGTA